GTGCAGTTGGACTAAATATTACTTTTTGTCCCCTGGAATTTCCAGTCCTTTGATAGGATCCAAAATTTCGTGCTATTTTTGATAATCCTAGAGTTGGGGCGCCAAACAAAGCTGCCCCCTCAAGAATATCTGCAACACCTGATATAAAATCACCAGTTGCATTATCTCTCACAGGTACACCAGGCGGTAAAGCTGCTGATGCACGAGAATAAAGTTCAATTGCTTGAGCATCGAATGGTGGCGAAGGTGTTGCCATTGTTACCAAATCAATACTGTTCGCATCAGGAAAGCGTTCTAGAATATAAGTAACGTTTAATTGAAGTACTGTTTGTGGTGAAAGTCCAGTAAAATAAGCTCCACTTCTATTATATGGGGCTTGAATAACAAACCCATTATTCCAAAACAAAACCGTAGTTCCAAATGTTCCTGTGTTTATTTGTGTCGTTGAAACAAGAGCACCAGCATAATTTCTATATGGTGTATGATATGCATCTCCTGTTATCGCATCATTTTTTGGAGAACTAAGTGTGCACACACAATAGCATCCATCTTTTGCAGACCATTGTTTTGATCCATTCAACAAAAGTGCATCACTAACTCTTGTTGGTGGGGAGACATCAAGATTCATATCCATAACTCCTCTCCCCCCAGTATTATTAACAAATTGAAAAGTGTTCAAATTTTGTTCATTATTCATATTTGGTTGACGATAAACACATACTGCTCCTCCAACTGTTAAAGCCGGAGTAACATTGTGAACTTCAAAACCCATCCCAATAACACGACAATTTCCTGATTGTGCTTGGGGAAGCGGTGTACTTGTTACTTGAGCAGCTGGGATGATTGCATAATCAATTATTGTTCCTGCAGCTACTGCATAAGTTTCCAAACCACCATAATTTCCGCGTAACACAAATGATGTTGCATCCAATGCATTCCCAAGAACATTATTATATAAGTACATCACCCAAGGAGTGACAATACCATTGAGACATACATTTACATCCCAATTACCAGTTGCGAGAGCAGCTGGGCAAGTAAGTATACTTGATTGTTTGACAACTTGCACAACTGAAGCAGTACTTACCAAATCTGGGTAACCTGCAGGTGCTGTTGGTTTATCTTTAAAAGGATCGAGGCAACAATCAATCCAAGCTGCACCTGCTGGTGTACACCCAAATCGACTTGCGACTCCTTCTATCTTATTCTCAGCTTTTTCTATTTTAGCGTCCATTATTCTTTTTGTTCCACCCTCCTCCTGTGGTCCTTGAAACACAAATGGTTGAACCATTTGTTCTATCATAAGATTGATAGATGCTGTCTTATGGGGTTTAAATTTTAAAAAATTTGAAAACAAATTTAAACCCTCATATCCAGCCATCCAGTTTAGTACCTCTTGTTGAATAGGTATCGCTGTTACTGGTATTATGGGGTCAGACAAATTACTCGCTACAATAACCACACACTTACGCATGCGTTCAAACAAGATATCATCTGCACCTGACATTAACATCAAAGAGAACACTTTTGTTAAATAAGCATTATCTTCCATAAATCCATTGTTTAATAGAAAGGTTGCGCACAATCTATTTTCTGGATACTGTGGTATCCACGAAGATAGATCATCGCGATATAAAAATTTAAATGATAAAAAAGTTGCTTCAGAAAGATCCCTAAAAGATCGTATTGGATCCAAAACAACTCCATATCTAGCAAATCCCTTTTGGAATCCACTTATAATCATTTCATCTGTGAAAAACTCTGGTAAATTATGACCTATTAAAGTATCATCTCCAAATAAATATCCCCAGATTGAATGAATGAATAGCTCAAGATCTTCATAATCTTGACCTAAAATCTCAATAAATGAATCGACTATGCACCAAAACATCATCAAAATGTTATCCGTTGTTGTTGTTGCCGAACCTGAAGGATTGCTCCAATCTAACCAAACAATATCTCCGTTCGGTACTTTCACATGATACTCACTCATATGCTTAACACACCAATCGATCCATGGATCAGTTTGATATCCCCTAGATAACTCCAATCCTTTTTTCCTCAATTGCATTATATGCTTCATTAGTGGCACTTTCTTATCCCAAGATTTACCATCTAACTCAATATATCTTTTATATTTCTCAAGTTCTAAAGCCAGCTTATTCACTCCTCCATTGTATGGATTTAGCCCATAAGCTGACCATTTAAATAACTTCATTGCTTCATTCTGATATCCAAACAATCGTCTACAATGAAACAAGTGATGAAAATCACCGACATTGAAGAGTCGTATTTTCTCTGCTGTTATATAATCATGTTTCCATAACCACTCCTCTTTCTGTGACAAAGACCACAATGGTGTTGTACCCATCAAATCTTCATCTCGGAAATCACCGAAATAATGGTGATAACACACATCTTTTTTTTTAGCACACTTGGGTACTAAGTGCTTAAAGGATAACCCCGCACTAGTGTTAAAATCAATACTCTCAAATGCTTCTTCATCTAACATCACTGGTTGTATCAATGCTTCTTTCCAAAACCTCCATGTAATATCCTCTATCAAAGAAAATCTTTCCTTATCATCTAGATATTGCAACACAGGTTTGTTATCAAGCTTTGACAATGCAACCGTTCCATGACGTATTGTTGGAATTGAGTATGTCAT